ATAGTATCACCAGCACGAGTTACCTGCAGAGCATCCTGTTGATCTGTGTACTGCTTAGACGAAGCCTCAGTGTTAGCTGTTGGTAGCGGTAGACCTGTAACCGTAGCACCTGACATAATCAGGTTGCCCGTCATGGTGTCGCCTGTATCAGCTACCTTACCAGCCAACGCCGTAGTCATTGTGGTGCTAAAGTTAGCATCATCGCCCAGCGCAGCCGCAAGTTCATTAAGCGTGTCTAAGGCTGCGGGTGAGGCATCGACTAAGTTTGCTAAACCAACATCAACGTAATTGCGTGTGGCGGCATCTTGTGGATTTACCGGATCAGTAAGGTTCTCAATGGTAGCGGCTGAAGCGCCATCCATATTCAGTGTACCGTTGATGGTCACGTTGTTGAACTGAGAAGATCCCGTAGTGGCTGTGACGTTGCCTGTGATGTCACCTACAAACGTACCGGTTGTTGTACCGGTGGCTGTGATGTTGTTGAAGGTCGATGTACCTGCAGATGTTACGTTACCTGTTACATCGCCTACAATGTCGCCTGTGAAGCCGCCTGTGGATGTGATTGTCGTACCAGTGATTGGGCTGGCTGTGTTGCCGCCGATAACCGTACCATCAATCGTACCGCTGTTAGCATCAACTTGGGCTAAGGTAGTCAGCCCGGTTACACTTGCTGTTGTACCGTTTAGCGTACCGACTGTAGTTACGCCAGTTACGTTTAGCGTACCGCCGAAGGTAGCATTCTGCGTACCATCAATTGAACCGGATAGAAACAGATCTTTGTAGCGATTGGTTGTTGTACCAACGCTTACTGTGTTTGTTACTTCCGGTGATATTTCTGTAGCTGTTTGTCCTACTGCTTCAAACCATATCGCCGCAGAGGATGTGTTGTTCACGCAGATAAAGATACGGCTAGTGCTAGTGTTAAGCCAGATAGATCCGGGTGCGTAACCTGCAGCTACATCATCTGTAATCGTAGGATTTGATGTTGCAGTTACGTTGCTCTTACCGCCGGTGCCGCCGTTGATGGGTAGCAGATAGCCAGATACAGAAGTCTGTAGATTTATTGCGGGGGCATTACCTGCACTGCCATCGTGTGAGTGACCGCCAGTAGCATCAAAGGCGTTTCGTAGTTGGTTAAATTCAGCATTCAGCGGTGGTGCAGTAATCTCTGCGCCGTTGATAATATCCGCTACTGATTGGCGTGTATAACCTGCCATACTTTATCGCCTTCCTGAAATCGAAAATTCAAATACTAGACCTTGGATCGAATAAGGTTCTGATTGCCCAACCGTCACGAAGGTCGCCCGTGAGGAAAAGCCAGACCCTTGAATGTCTGAAGTCATAATTGGTTTGGAGTTACCGCCGTACAGGATGTTCGCACCGGCAAAGTCAATGTTTCTTCCGCCGTACTCCACAGGACCACCTGCACTGGTTTGGGAGTATGAGGACGGGCGTGATGTGGTGTAGTCGCCCCAATCGTAGGCCATAGACAGAAAGACCTCTACCGGACCTTCAGCACGAACAAAGGTGTTTACCTTGCGCATGGTCTTGCGGGTTTCTGTGTCACCAAAGTCCAAATAGGGCGTGGCGTATACTGCAAGGATGTCTCCACCATTAAAGCTGGTGCCTTGCTCTTGGCGATACACTTTGCCGTCATAGTCGCCGTGCAGAATGTATTCTGTGCGCCCAATGTAATCAGATGTGCAGCATGAAGCCCGGATGCCTGTAAGCTCTCCAAACTCCCAGCCAATGGAACCCTGTTGATCTGCAAGACCACCAATAATGCCGTAGCTGTCTGTGACCTCTGTATCGTCATCGTCTACAAAGAAGCGAACCTGAGACTTACCACGAATAACAACACCGTTAAGGTTATCCATGTCGTAGTTGCGAATCATGTCCACCAGAGTGACCTGAATAGGTTTTGATAGCGTCTGGATCTCGACATCACCGATGCGGGATGTACCAGCAACCGGGCGGAAACCTTCTGGGGAGAGAAAGATTAGATCCCCACCAATTTCCAGTACGCTGTCCCGTGCGACACAACCCACATTGGCTGTGACCTGATCCAGAACAAAGCCTGCAGTAATATCAGGGCTTACCTTCTTGATGCCGTTAATACCGAATACAAATAGATCGTCACGGAAAGGTTTGAACTGAACTACGTTAAAGCCCGGAGTGATCTGACCGCCACCGGATGCTGCAGTGAAGTTATATGGATCAGCAGGTGCTGAGTGACATATAACAGCACGGGACGTTAAGTCGCCGCCTAAGAAAATGTGGTTCTCAAAGACTTCCACAATTGCTGGGGCGTTAAGGATCTGGTCGCCACCGGGGCTGGACGAAGTGCCAGTATTGGTGCTGTTAAGCTGTTTCCAGTTTTGACCATCAAAGATGATTGCGTTGTTAACACCGTCTACGAAGATGATGTTAGAGCCATCGCCAAAGTCAAACTGAGTATGACGCAGCTTCTTAACTGTACGAACACCATCTGTGGTGTTGAGCGTAAGGCTGTTGGTCATTACCTGCCAGCCAACAAAGTCGATGAACTTGTAAAACTTATAAGTGTTAGCACCTACATCCTTACGGGCTGCAATGATGTACGGATTACCAATGTGTTCGTTCTTGTAAATCGCTACACAAAGAACCGGACCTTCGGCTACGCCAGCGCCTACCTCTACATTGAGACCACCTAAGAGCGTATACCCTTCGATGCGGCGATACCCGCCATAAAGGCTAGGCTCATAGTTAACTAAGCGTGTGGCTGCACCGGATGCTGCCTCAGACAGAAACAAATGGTTTTCGTTGCTGTTTAGACCACCAGAACATACAACTTTGAAACTCTGGATTTCGTCAGCCATTAGAACTTGATCCTTGTATCACGGATGTATTCGTAGCTGTTGATGAATAGGGTCTGCAGATCTTTAAGACCTGCTTGGAAAGCACCGTAGGCTGCATTAGCGGCCTCTAGGTTATCCTTAAACATGTACAGGTGGTACAAAGCACCATCCACAATAACGGTATCGAAGCTGGCTGGGATGCGGGATACATCGCTGTAAGCTATAAGATCGGCGTAGTTCAGATAATACCGAAAGCGCACACTGTACGCCTTGTCCGGTGATGGTGATAAGCCAAAGCCTGTGCCGTGTGATGGGAATACATAATCAGGAAGGGACCGACCTGTGGCACCAGCCTCATAGTCACTGTCCCGGTGTTGAGAATACCATTCATCACGCTCAATAGCTTTCAAGGTTTTAAAGCTTGTGCCTAAAGAACTATCCTTCTGGATCTGAAAAGTATTAAAGTCGGCAATCTTAAAGTAATCAGGCCAGTCGTATTCTGTACGACCGGGTGTTAAAACCTGTGTATGCTCAGAAGCATTAAAGGGCCATTCAAACTCAGCTTGATTGATTTTGGCAATAGCGGCCTTGACCGCATCTTTAACCAAAGCCTGAACGCCACGAACCGATGAAAAATCATCGGCTGCGATCTCTACCTCATTGATGCGGCGAAGCACCATGTTACATAAATCTAGGTAAGTACTAGGCATGGATGATCCTTAAAGAAGGGTGTTGGGGGCAAGTTGCCCTGCCCCCGCTCGGCTATTAGGCCAAGTTGTAGTTTGCAGTGATAAGTCCTTCTGGGCGAAGGATTTTTCTGCCGAATAGCTGCATGCCCCGGACAACGTCTGCGAATGTGTCTGGTGAGCGGAAGCTCTCAGTTTTCGCAATTTGGTCAGCTACTGCTACTGAGGAGTCATGGCCTGCGACCAGAACACCAAAGTTAGTTGCAGAACCTGCAGAGGCAGATGTACCAGCCCCTGTACCTTTGTAAGGAAGGTTGTTGGACTGATATACACGGAAGCCACGGATGGTGCCGGGAAGGCGACCATTGCGTACTTCTGAGTCTCCACCGTAGTCGGAATTTATGAGCTTTGCGTCTTCGTCCATAAGGATTTCTTTGAAGACCGGGTCTACAACGATCCAGCGACCATCTGTGTCCACGTTAGCTGCGTCCATAAGACGAGCCATGCGGTTCAGAACAGCCAAAGGCGAAGTCAAAGCACCAGCACCGCCACCTGCAGTTACAGGAATGGAGTTAGCTGCAGTGGAACCACCGAAGACACCTTGTGTCAGCTTGTTAGCTGCCAGCAATTCGTCTGCGCCTGCTGCTGCATTTGATTTAGTACCTGCAGCGGCTGTACGAGCCGCCCATGCAGAACCGCTCCATGAGTAACCAGACATGTAGCCCAGAACGTCTTGGTCAAATGCATCACGCAGTTTGAAACCAGCACGGTCTGTTGCGAGGTCCATGAACGAAACATGGGAATGGGCTTCCTCGATGTCATCTAAAGCGAACTGGAAGTAGTTACTTTGGTCAATAATCATAGTAAAATCAGCATCTTGCAAGTCTTGTGTCGCAAGCGTAGTGCCACGGGCATAAGAGTTGATTGTGATTTCGGGTTCTTTGATAATTTTAACACTGTCGCCCATGTTAGCGATTTCGCCAGCATAGTCTGTGTTTGTGATGTCTTCTACTACAGAAGAGTTACGGAAAGCCTTTTGGACTTTCTTAGAATAGATAACTGGTGAAAAGTTACCGTTTGGGAGGTTTGTGTACCCACCCGCTGATGGAAAAGCCATTGTAATATCTCCTTGTGAAATGGCAGGTCGGACTAGCCGACAGACAAAACAGAAGGTAATTATTAAGTGGCAGTGTTAATGTTATGGGTGCGCAGAAGATGTATCAGGCCATGATACAAATCTACGGGCCACACCACACTGGTAGACTAATTTATTATTTCTTCTGGATATAAACAGATACAAAGGTAGTCTGTAATAGAGGCTTTGTTCTGTAAGAGAGATTGAAGAAACAATCTCATAGCTATCTTTATTTAAAGACAGGTAAAAGGTTGTTCATATGAATAAGTATAGCACGTTTGTTATAGTTAGTAAATAGCTATTACTATAACCTGCCCCTAGTAGGGACAGCCCTAGCATATAAGTATTGCTCACTTTGTCAATAGTTAATTTGCTAGAACTGCCACTTATTTGCGCCACTAAAGGGTCAGGTTCCTATAGCACTTTGTCACATTAAGGTTTCGTATAAGAAACTTATTAACGTGCGCCGCCGGTCATGTCGTAGGTAAATGCACCTGACTTCATGGATTCAAGGATTGCTTCCTCATTAGCATCGTACTCACGATCAGACATACGAGCTACTTGGCTTTCGCTAAACTTAGCTTTTCCCGTAGCCGCCGGTGTTGCAGAGGTTGATCGACCTACTGCCTGTGCTGCCGACTTCTTTGAGGAAGTCTTACGCTTACCGGTATCTGCCTTGTACAAGTCGATTGCACGGGCTGCGGCCATGGCATCTGTGTTGTTCTTATACAGAGCATCATTGATGTACAGTGGCTGCATGGCTACCCATTCGTGGAAGGCTGGGTCTTGCCGGATCTCGTTGAAGTCAGGATGCAGCTTCATTAGCTGTTGCTCTGCTTCTTTTTTAGTGAGTTTAGTCTCCAAGTCCTTCAAATGACCTAGACGCTTCTCGCCTTCTTCAAGGGCTTCATTGGCACGTTTCCGTGCAATAGTGTCTACGATCTTCGCAACATCAGGATACTTGTTCGTCCATTGCTCAATTTCCTCATCAGTCTTGGGAAATTTGATCTGGCCCTTTGCGGCGCTATCAAGCTGTGACTTCAGCTTCTCTAGCTCTTGATCCTTCTGGGACATCAACTGTTGGGTGTGACGCCGAAGGTCTCCATACCGTTTTTTAAAGGAAGCCTCTTCAGGCTCTTTGGGTTCAGAATCTACAGCTACCTGTGCTTCCAATTCTTCAGAGTAAGAGGTATCAGCCTCTAGCTCTTCTTTACGTCTATATTTGCTCATGGTTTTCCTCTGGGGGCTTCACTCTTCGGTGAAGGTGGCCCTCTAAATCACACGATGAAGGTAACCTTTGGTTTCTTCACCATGCCGTACATGGAAGTCTTTTTGGAATAATCACTGTCTTTGTAATCATCCGTTTCGTTGACTTCCGGTTCCTCTTCGGAAACCTCCACAACTGCTTCTTCTACAACTTCACCCTCTGGGGTTGCCTCTTCCTCGTAATGATACCCTGTGCCATCACAATGATCACACCCGGTCCCATCACACTTCGGACAGACTTCACCCTCTTCTTCGGCTGCTTCTTCGTCAGCCTCTTTGATAAGCCCCATGGCATCCATTGCCATAAGACCCATCTTTGCCTCTTCTTGCAGATCCATGATGTGTTTCAGGCCATGCCATTTGACTACATCTGCAGGCAGAACGTATTCGCCTTGGGATATGTTAATATCAATATCGTCCCGTACCTCTTCAGCAGAGGAACCCATGGGGATTGGGTTACCGGACACGGGATCTACTGGACCCATCATGCCGCCGTGGTACATACCAAGCTCTTCCTCTTCAGAGGTGGCCTTCTGTACTGCATCTGCACGGGTCTTCTCGTATGAAGACAAAGACCCGTCATTGTTAAGATCCGCTTTGTTTTCGTCTAACTGAAATTTATTGTTTGCCATGTCTTCGCCTTCCGGGGTCATAATGCCTTTACGAGCTACCGCTAAACCACCAAGGGCCATGCCTTCAGCTTCTGCGTACTCTGGATAAGTAATCGTAATATTGTGTGAGAAATCTGTGTCGTACACCGGCTCTTGGCTTCCGTAGCCACGGGTAAAAGTATGCTTCCCGATGGTTATTGGGTCCGGGCCAGAAAAGTCTGTGCCACGGGCCGTAGTGGTCTTCGTGTTCTGGAAGAATGTACGCCCATCAACTGCGTCCTCACCCATCTGATAGTAATCTGCAAACTCAGCGTGACCCTGTTGCAGATCCTCTTCTGGTACGGGAATGCTATAAACGTCACCATACTTACGGATGGGTTCAAACTCATTTGCGGTCAGAAGCT